CTAGAGGAGCAAGCAAAGACGAAAGTCTTAGGGCTGATATAAATGACCCTTATGAAGGCATGGATCCAACAGATTTTGGAGATCCAGAAGATTATGCTAAAGGCGGTTTAGCCACAATGTTTAGGAAAAAATAATGGCAAAAGTATTTGAAAATATACTTGATAGAAGAACAAAAGAATTTAGACAAGGTAAACCTACTAGATCAGATCCAGAGGGGAGAGCTAAAACCTCTATAGCTGATTATTCACCAGAAAAACAAAAAAATATTAAAAATTATTTTAAAAAAATAGGTGTTTCCCAAAAAGAAATGGAAAAGACTTTTTTAAATTACAGTGAAAGTACAAAGAGGGGCATAGTTACTGGAAGAACAAAAGGCGCACCTTCTGGTGATAATGCATTTTTTATTAATCAATATAAAAAAGAAACTTTACCATTTTTTGTAAAAGAACTTAACGAAAAGACATTAGAGCTTACAAAAAAACATACAAGTCCAACTAAAATTAAAAGTGAGTTATATAAATATTTTAATAATTCAAAATATACCGAGGCTCCTGAAGGAGTAATGAAAAACACTGCATTTTTTAATCTAAAAGAAAAAAGATTTAATTTTCTTTTAGGAAAACAAAACAACACGGCAAGATCAGCAGGTTACTTAAATCAAATTATAGCTACGAATATAATGAAAAATGTAAAAGGAGATGCAAACTACAACACAGCATTATCTACTAAAAAATTTTATATAAAGCCTGACAAAACTCCTTTGATGAACAGATCTGACATGTCTATTGATGAAAAAAGGGCAGTAAGAAAATTTAGAAAACAATATAAATTATATCTTGTTGAATCTGGCGCTGGAGGTTTTGAAAAAAAAACAGGTAAAACAGTTAACTCACCTTGGTTGGACTATACCAAAAAACTTAAATTTACTATTGGTAAATCTTTAAATGATTATAAAAAAATTACAACTGTAAGAAAATATATAGAACAAACTATAAAGAATACAACCGATCCTAAAGATGTTAAATTTTTCGAAGGAGAGTTAGAACAAATAAAAAACTATGAAAAAGTATTAGTACCTGGAATTAGACAAGAGTTTCCAGATTTATTTGATGGAGTAAAAATTAATAATGAACACAAAATAGCAAGAGTTTTAATTGATGAAGGAACTGTTCCTTTAAAATATTTAACAAAGACTACCCCAGTTCCATCTTTTTTTAATGCAATTAAATACAAAGAATTTGATAAACCACTTATAGATTTAGTTTATGATTATAATGATGCTTTACCAGAAGATAGACCAGCAATAAAAACTAAAATAGAGAACTTACAAAAAGATTTTAATAATAAAACAAAAGTTGGAGGTAAAGGGTACTTAGATAGTGTTAAGTTTAATTTTGGACCTAAAGGAGTTACGGCTAAAGACACAACCCCTTCTCTTAGAAAAGGTGATTTTGGATCACAATTAAATCAAAATATAAAACACTCAAACGCTTATCTAAAAAATTTAGATAAAAAATCCATAGTTATTGGAGGTAGAAACGAAGGTGGAAGAAGATATCAAATTGATAAATTAATTATAAAACCTCCAAAAAATTTTGAAACCGCAGTTCAAGCTTTAGGATGTAGAGGAACTAAAGTTAGATTACCAAACAAATCAGGAGGTATTCAAACCACAGATTGTTATAAAAAAGGTTTAGAAAAAATTAGAAATAAACAAGTTACCGATCCAGTCGATGCAAGAAATATGAGAAATGTTGCAAAAACTTCAACTATGATTGCTAGAACTGGTGGAGCAGCTAAAGTAGCAGCAATTTTAGGTCCTGCTGGTATTGGTGTAGATATTCTTTTTGAGGGTGCAGTTATAGGTAATGAGGTTTTAAAAGGTAAACCTTTTGAAGAAGCATGGGGTAGAAGTTTTATAAGTTATCTTGGCCCTAATCGACAAGATCCAGATGAATTGGAAATGGATAGATCAGCAGGTGATGATCCAAAAGCACAAAGTTATGTTCAAGATGTAAGATTAGAAAATGAATTTTATAAAAATTATAATCTGTATAAAGCTATGGAAGCTAATGACATGGCTTACACTAGGGATGAAGTTCTTTCACAAATGGATAAAACACAAACTATTTATGATCAGATAGATAGTAAATATGAAGACACTGCAGATTCAAAAACTGATAGTTTAGCTCAAATATCAAAACAAACTGGTAGTGATGGATCTATGAATGTTTTAAACAAAGATACTAATTATAGAGCTTTTGAAAAAGGTCAAGAAAGAGAAGCAGCACTAGAAGGTGAACGTTCTGTTAATACAACTTTATTTGGTGTTCCTATTAATCAAATGACCCCTATGAAATCAGATGCATTAAGAAGACAAAAAATTACTGACATCTTTGAAGATAGAAAATTAGTTGGTCAAAAAATGAAACCAGAAGTTAAAGCTCAAGGAATGTTAGATTATGAGTTACTTAAATCTGGAGCTATTCCAGGTATTGGTTATATGGCCGAAGGTGGATTAGCAAATTTAACAACAACAGTAGCGCCACAATCTGGCCCAAATTCAAAGGGCTTGGAAAGTCTTAGAAAATATGCTACTAAAACATATTAGGGAGAAATCATGGCAGATATAGAAAAAGGTTTACCAAACGAACCTGAGTTAAATGTTGAAGACGTCGCTGTAGATACAGTAGTTGAGGATATCAAAGAAGAACCAAAAGAAGTAGAAGTTATGGAAACTGCCGACGGCGGTGCGGAAATTTCTTTTGATCCAAATGCAGTAGAACCTGTATCAAGTTCACACGATCAAAATTTAGCAGAACTTTTAGACGATACAATTTTAGATCCACTAGGTGCAAAGTTAGTGGACGATTACAAAGATTATAGATCTTCAAGAAAAGATTGGGAAGATTGTTATAGAAATGGTTTAGATCTTTTAGGTTTTAAATACGAAAGAAGAACAGAACCATTCAAAGGTGCATCAGGTGTAACTCACCCGGTATTGTCAGAAGCCGTAACACAATTTCAAGCACAAGCTTATAAAGAATTATTACCATCAGATGGACCTGTAAGAACACAGATCTTGGGTATACAAACACCACAGAAACAAGATCAATCAAACAGAATTAAAGATTTTATGAATTACCAGATCATGGACCAGATGAAAGAATATGAACCGGAGTTTGACCAAATGTTGTTTTACCTCCCTCTAAGCGGGTCAACTTTTAAGAAGGTCTATTATGATGATCTTTTGGGTAGGGCGGTTTCTAAGTTTATACCTGCCGATGATTTGGTAGTACCCTACTCAGCAACAAGTCTAGATGATGCAGAAGCTGTTGTTCATGTAATCAAAATGTCAGAGAATGATTTACGTAAACAACAAGTTAATGGATTTTATTCAGACATAGAATTATCTGATCCTGCTATGCAAACAGATGACATTGCAAAAAAAGAAGCAGACATAGAAGGAGTAAAACAAACTAAACAAGATGATATTTATACTTTGTTAGAGTGTCATGTTAATTGTGAAATAGAAGGTTTTGAAGACATAGGACAAGATGGTGAACCAACAGGAATCAAACTTCCTTATGTTATAACTGTAGAAGAAGGATCAAGAAAAATTTTATCAATAAGAAGAAACTATAAAGAAAGTGATTCTAAAAAAACTAAAACAAATTATTTTGTACATTTTAAATTTTTACCAGGTTTAGGATTTTATGGTTTTGGATTAATTCACATGATTGGTGGATTATCTAGAACTGCAACTTCTGCATTACGACAATTATTAGATGCAGGAACTTTATCTAATTTACCAGCTGGATTTAAATCTAGAGGTATAAGAGTTAGGGACGATGCACAACCCTTGCAACCTGGAGAGTTTAGAGATGTAGACGCTCCGGGTGGCAACATTCGTGATCAGTTTATGACGTTACCTTACAAAGAACCATCTCCAACATTATTAAATTTATTAGGTATTGTAGTTGGTGCAGGTCAACGTTTCGCGGCTATTGCAGATATGCAAGTGGGCGACGGAAACCAAAGAGCTGCAGTTGGAACAACAGTAGCATTATTGGAGCGTGGATCGCGGGTAATGTCAGCAATACACAAAAGATTATACGTAGGATTAAAACAAGAATTTAAATTATTATCAGATGTATTCAAAACTTATCTACCATCAGAATATCCTTATGATGTTGTTGGTGGATCAAGAGTAGTTAAAGTTACAGACTTTGATGACAAAGTAGATATCTTACCTGTAGCAGATCCAAATATATTTTCACAAACACAAAGAATATCTATGGCGCAAACACAATTACAATTAGCGCAATCGAATCCACAAATTCATAATCTATATCAAGCATATAGATCTATGTATGAAGCCATCGGTGTAAAAAATGTAAATGCAATTTTACCAGCACCTGCTCAACCAACCCCTATGGATCCTGCCATGGAACACATTCAAGCTATTGCGGGGAAACCTTTTCAAGCTTTTCCTGGTCAGGATCACAGAGCACACATCGATGCACACTTAAACTTTATGCAAGTTAACATGGTTAGAAACTCACCGATCACTATGGGTCTAATGCAGAAAAATATACTTGAGCATATTGCTTTGATGGCACAAGAACAGGTACAATTAGAGTTCAAACAAGAGTTAATGGAAGTTCAACAGCTACAACAGGCAGCAATGCAAGATCCAATGATTGGAAATCAAGTGAAAATGATTTTAGAAAAGATAGAATCAAGAAAAGCAATTTTAATTTCTGAAATGACAGCAGAATTTGCAAAAGAAGAGAACAAAATTACTTCACAATTTGATTCAGATCCACTATTGAAGCTAAAATCTAGAGAAGTTGACCTTAGAGCAATGGAAAATGAAAGAAAAGCTAAAGAATCTGAAGAAAAAATGAATTTAGCTAAAGCAAGAACGATGATGGATCAAGAATTTAAGGAAGAAAAGCTTGAACAAAACGAAAAATTAGCTAAACTACGAGCCGGAGTATCACTTGCAAAGTCTGGAGCAGGTAATACAGTAATTGGCATAGAAGATTAAGGAGAAAATATGAAAAAAATAAAAAATGGTGACAAAGTGGTAGTAGATCACAGTAAATTTATCAATAAAGACGGTTACAGAACCGGCGGAGTTGAAGTTGAAATGACTAACCCACAAGAAACACAAACTTTTGCTGTAAAAGGTCAAAGAGGTGTTTTGCCAGAAAAGAAAAAAACAGCAAAACTATATTAATTATGGCTTGGTTTAGTTTAGCAAAGATTGCAGTGCAAGCTGGCGCTAAGATATACGCCAATAAGCAAAAAACAAAAATGGCTATGTCTGATGCACAATTAATGCATGCAGAAAAGATGGCTAAGGGTGAAGAAGCCTATCAAGGCAAGCTTTTGGAGGCTAGACAAAATGATTATAAGGATGAATTTGTACTTGTAATAATTTCTGCACCGATTATAGTATTAATGTGGGCAGTAATGTCAGACGACCCGACTGCAATGGAAAAGGTAAAACTATTCTTTGAATATTTTCAATCTCTTCCGAAATGGTTCACGAATTTATGGATACTTGTAGTTGCAAGTATTTTTGGTATTAAAGGAACACAAATATTCCGAGGAGGAAAAAAATAATGGCTAATAAATTTTTTAAAGCATACAAATTTTTAACAGGTGGTAAAAGCAAACCTGGTATTGTAGGTGTTAAACCTAAATCAGGTGGCGCTGCAGATGAATTCAAAGCAAGAAAATTAAAAGATATGGGTAAGAAAATGAGAAAATTAAAATCTCAAGATAAAGAAATGGGTGAAGCAATAAAAGACGCTAAGAAAAAAGGCGTTGCAAGAAAAGATCTTGTTGGAGGTAGAAAAATTCAAAGAGACAGTAGAAGACTTCAAAGAGAAGGTGATAAACTTAGAAAAGACGTTTTAAGAGTTGGTAAAAAAGATGGCGGTAGTTTAAAACCTGTAGATAAGAAAAAAAATCCAGGTTTAGCAAAATTACCAACACAAGTTAGAAACAAAATGGGCTACATGAAAAAAGGTGGCAGAGTTAAAAAATTTGGTGGTGGTAAAAAATAATGGCTAAACTTTGTGCAAAAGGTAAAGCTGCAGCTAAAAGAAAATTTAAGGTATACCCAAGCGCATATGCAAACATGTACGCATCAGGAGTTTGCTCTGGAAAAATAACACCAGGTGGTAAAAAAGGCAGAACTAAAAAAGCTATGGGTGGAACTGCTAATCCAAGACAAATGTATAGAGGTGGTGGTATGTGTAAAAAAGGAAAAGGCAGAGCTTACGGAAAAAATTCGTAATGGGTTTAAGAAAATGGGTTCAAGAGAAATGGGTGGACATAGGAGCACCGAAGAAGAACGGGAAATATCAACCTTGCGGGAGAAGCAAGGGATCAAAACGGAAGTATCCAAAATGCGTGCCACTTGCAAAAGCCACACGAATGACAAGTGGTCAAAAGGCGAGTGCTGTCAGACGAAAAAGAGCAGCAGGTAATCCAGGAGGCAAACCAACAAACGTCTCTACATTTGCAAAAAGAAAAAAAGCAATGATGGGTGGTTTTATGGGTAGAAGAATGGGTATAAGATAATGAGAAGAAGAGATAATCCAATTTCAAGAAGTAAAAAGAACTACAGACCTACAAAGTCTGGAGCAGGCATGACTAAAGCAGGTGTCAAAGCCTATAGAAAAGCAAACCCTGGAAGTAAACTAAAAACAGCCGTGACAGGAAAAGTGAAGCCTGGATCAAAAGCTGCTAATCGCAGAAAATCATACTGCGCTAGATCACTAGGACAATTAAAAAGGTCATCAGCAAAAACAAGAAACGATCCAAATTCCAGAATCCGTCAGGCTAGACGGAGATGGAAATGCTAGAAGCACTTAAGAAACGTTACGAAGCACAAATAGCCGAATCAATAGCAACAATAAATATTTATACCAAAAGTTCAGTTGGTATAGGTGAACATCCACAACACTTGAATGAAATAGATAAACTATTACAAGTGATTGTAGATGCAGAGGAAAAAATAAAGGTGATAGACAGATGGATCCAATAGTAATAATAGGAAAAATACAGAAAAGAATAAAACAAGATTTAGAATTAATCTCAGCTACAATGTTAGAAGGGGTTGACAATTACGATAATTATAAATATCTAGTAGGACAGGCACGTGCATATGGCGCAATCTTACAGGAAATCTCTAACCTGCTAAATGAAAAGGAGCAAAATGAAAATGAAGGAACAATCATCGATCTCTCAAAAAGAGATCCCAAAAACTAGAAACGCACTAGAAGAGAAATACAAAGCGGAGGAGTCAGCAACAAAAAGGCTAGACCCTGATAATATAAAAGATCAAATAGATCAATTACCTGAACCTGTAGGTTACAGGATGTTAGTTTTACCTTTCACACCGAAAGAGAAAACTAAAGGCGGAATTATTTTTTCCCAAGAATCTTTAGATAAATCAAGAATAGCTACAAACTGTGGCTATGTTTTGAAAATGGGTGATCTTTGTTACGCAGACAAAGATAGATTTAAAGAACCTTGGTGTAAATTAGGAGATTGGGTGATCTTTGCTAGATATGCTGG